GCGCCCTCCACGCCAAAACCTAAATTTGATTTCAAACCTACAAAGTTTGAACAAGTAGATTATTTTAGTAAACTAAAGAAGATTAGTGAACTAAATGATGAACACCCAGCGAAACAAATTGTAATAAAAAGAAAGATACCTGAAGAGTATTTAAGTAAACTATATCTATGTGATAAGTTTATGAAGTTTGTTAATGAGGTAAAACCAAATACTTTTCCTCATACAAAAGGTGAACACCCTAGATTAATAATACCTTTCTATGGTGTAGATGGCAAACCATTTGCTTTTCAAGGTCGTGCTTTTGGTAATGAACAACCAAAATATTTGACTATTAAGTTTGATGAAAATAAACAAAAAGTATTTGGTCTTGATAATATAAATTTACAAGAACACATTTATATTGTTGAGGGTCCTATTGATAGTATGTTTATTGATAATTGTTTGGCCGCTGGCGGTGCTGATTTGACGCTACGTGTGCCAACTGAACAGGTAACTTATATATTTGATAACGAACCTAGAAACAAAGAGATTATAAAAAGAATGAGTAAAGTAATTGATGATGGTTATAACGTAGTAATATGGCCGGCAGATGTACAACTAAAAGATGTAAACGATTTAATTATTTCAGGATTGACAAAAAGTGAAGTTGCTGATATTATAAGTACCAATACTTATTCAAAGTTAAGCGCCTTGACCAAATTAAACGATTATAAGAAATGTTAGGAGAAATTTATGGTAGATAGTAATGTGTTGAATGTGAAGAAGAGAAATGGTAGAGGACTTGAACCTCTTAACATTGATAAGATACACGAAATGGTAGAGTATGCTTGTGAAGATATATCAGGTGTTTCATCATCACAGGTAGAAATGAATAGTGGTTTACAATTTTATGATGGTATTACAACAGACGAAATTCAAAAAATATTAATCAAGTCAGCTTCAGATTTAATTTCATTAGAAAATCCTAATTATCAATATGTCGCTTCAAGACTATTGTTGTTCTCATTAAGAAAACAAATTTATAGAAAACTTTGGGACCATCCACATATATACGAACACGTTAAAAAAGGTGTTGATATTGGCGTATATGATTCAGAGATATTAAATTGGTACGATAAAAAAGATTTTGACAGAATGGAAAACTGGATTACACACGAAAGAGATTATGATTTTACCTATGCAGGATTAAGACAGGTAATTGACAAATATTTGGTACAAGATAGAAGTACAGGACAGGTGTTTGAAACACCTCAATTTATGTATATGCTTATATCTGCCACATTATTTGCTAAGTACCCTAAAAACAAAAGGATGAGTTATGTTAGAAAGTATTATGACGCAATTTCAAAATTTAAAATCAACATACCTACCCCGGTTATGGCCGGTGTTAGAACACCTATTAGGCAGTATGCTAGTTGTGTTTTGGTTGATGTTGATGACACTTTACCTAGTATTTTCTCTAGTGATATGGCTATTGGCAATTACGTTGCACAAAGGGCTGGAATTGGTATTAACGCTGGGAGAATCAGAGGCATTAACGCCAGAATTAGAGGCGGTGAAGTCCAACACACAGGAGTTATACCTTTCCTCAAAAAGTTTGAATCAACGGTTAAGTGTTGCACTCAAAACGGTGTACGAGGCGGTAGCGCAACGGTTCACTTCCCTATTTGGCACCAAGAAATAGAGGATATTATTGTTCTTAAAAACAATAAAGGCACAGAGGATAATAGAGTTAGAAAATTAGATTACTCTATACAATTATCAAAATTATTTTATGAAAGATTTATTAATGACGAAGATATTACTTTATTTTCTCCTCACGAAGTACCAGAATTGTACGAAGCTTGGGGTACAGAAGCATTTGATGACCTATACGTTAAAGCTGAAAGAAAAACCAGCGTTAAAAAAATCAAAGTAGGTGCTCAAGAACTATTTTTTGACATATTAAAAGAAAGAGCAGAGACAGGTCGTATTTACATAATGAATATTGACCATTGTAATACACACTCTAGTTTTAAAGACAGAATTTATATGTCAAACTTATGTCAAGAAATTACCTTACCAACAGACCCTATTCAACATATTGATGGTCAAGGTGAAATTGCTTTATGCATTTTATCTGCCATCAATGTAGGGAAATTAAATTACCTAGAAGATTTAGAAGGTCTTTGTGATTTAGCAGTAAGAGCTTTAGATGAAATTATTGACCATCAAAAATATCCTGTTAAGGCTGCCGAAGTTTCTACTCAAGCAAGACGTAGTTTAGGTGTAGGTTATATTGGTCTTGCACACTATCTAGCAAAATTAAAATTATCTTATGAAGACAAACAGGCGTGGAAAGAAGTAGATGAATTAACAGAGGCATTTCAATACTATCTATTAAAGGCAAGTAATAATATTGCAAAAGAAAAAGGTCAATGTGATTACTTTCATAAGACAAAATATTCCGACGGTATCTTACCTATTGACACCTATAAAAAAGAGGTAGATGAGATTGTAAATCGTAAACTATCTATGAAATGGGAACAATTGAGAAAAGACATAAAAGAATATGGGTTAAGACATAGCACCTTATCAGCCCAAATGCCGTCAGAATCCTCTAGTGTGGTTTCTAATGCGACAAATGGCATAGAACCACCTAGAGATTATCTTTCAGTAAAGAAGTCAAAAAAAGGGACGCTGAAACAAATTGTACCAGATTATCAGCGATTAAAGAACAATTATACTTTACTTTGGGATATGAAAGGGAATACAGGATATATAAATATCGTTGCAGTAATGCAAAAATATTTTGACCAAGCCATTAGTGGTAACTGGTCATATAATCCTGAACATTTTGAAGAGGGTCAAGTACCTATTTCGGTAATGGCTCAAGACTTATTAACAACTTATAAATTAGGTTGGAAGACTTCTTATTATCAAAATACTTATGATAGTAAGAAAGATGAAGATGAACCATCACATCCATTAGGGTGGAAAGATGAAGTAAAAGAAACTGAACCAGCAACGTTGCAAGCTCAAGACGAAGAGAATTGCGATAGTTGTACAATTTAAAGGAGTAATATGGCTTTCTTATGTGTTAATACGCCACACATAGACGTTTACGTTAAGAAAGAATACCTTTATGATGGCCAAAAAGGTCACGGTGAGTTAGTTGAGGGTATTTGGGTATCGGCAAAGTCTATACAAGGCAGAGCATTATATTTTGAAACGTACATACCAGAATACGGTGCTTTATATGATAAATTACCAATAAGTGCCTTTGTTTGGAAAAAAGATATTAAAGAAGATGTACCTCTTACAGAGTTGCAGTTATGGGATTGTTTTAGTTATGATATTGCGATTATTGAAAAGGTAATGTTAAGTGGTAATCAATGTAAGTATTTGTCACCATCTAAAAAATGGTACAAAGGTTGGTATATGTTTACAATAGACAATGCTAACTCAACAAATTTAGAAAGAAATGTGACCTATAGCGAAGTGCCAAGTCAACATAAGTCTTTCAATATATTAAAGTTAGAGAACGGCCATTTTGCCGCTCAACCTAACAATAGAGTTATCTTTTATGATAAGTCTTATACTCCTAGCGAGTTGAAGTTTCCAGACTTCAAAGTGTCCACGAAGGAGTATAGTGTAGAAGGAGAACAAAAGTGGACAGCAGGTGATGACGATAGTTTTTTTTATGATTTAAAGGAAAGTAAGGACTAAAAATGGCAAGAAGTGTATTTAATACAGAAAATAATTTAGATTTCACAAAACAACCTATGTTTTTTGGTGAAGATTTACAAGTACAACAATATAGTGATATGAAATATCCTATATTTGATAAACTTAACCAACAACAATTAGGTTACTTTTGGAGACCTGAAGAGGTATCTTTGCAGAAAGATAGAAACGATTACGCTGAACTTAATGAACAACAAAAGTTTATCTTTACTGCTAATCTAAAGTATCAGACTATGTTAGATAGTGTTCAAGGTAGAGGACCTTGTTTAGCATTTTTACCTTTCTGTTCATTACCAGAACTAGAGGGTTGTATAGTTACCTGGGATTTCATAGAGACTATTCATAGTAGAAGTTATACTTACATAATTAAAAATTTATATTCACAACCAAGTGATGTATTTGATAC